ATTTCCTTGCTTATAAGGCAGTCAGAGCAGATTACATGGACAAATATCGCGGAGTATTTGATAATCATGTTGGTAATATTTGTGAAATGACGCGATCAAAGGTTGATGATGATCGTGGTCGAGGTTGTTCTAATGGACTTCATGCTGGTGCATTGAATTATGTGGCCGGTTATGGTAGTCTTGAGGCTGGCGACCGTATCGTGATCGTTAAGATTAATCCCAAGGATGTTGTGAGTGTTCCTAGTGATTGTAACTATGAAAAGCTCCGCACTTGTCGCTACGAAGTAGTTGGTGAGTATGAGGGCGAATTGCTTAAGCCTCTTTATAAGGCTGATTTTAGTCAGGATGATTACGAGGATGAGGACGAGGACGATTATCTGAATGATTATGACGAGAGCTATTGGGATCAGTTTGATGACGAGGATGAGGATGAGGATGATGAGGACGAAGATGATCTTGATGATGAGGGTTATTACAACTAAATAGCCAAGGTGGTGTTTGGAACTTGTAAGACAGTACCTATATAGTTTCTACTATCATACAATAGAGGTTCGATTCCTCTACCATCTTTTCAGATATTGCTTTTGATAGTGATGTTCACTATCCCAATATCAAAATGTAGGTAGGAAGTTGGAAAAGGAATAATAAATGTTTAGCGATACTTTGGCTTTTAATCCGTTCGATAAGACTCATAGTGCCATTGGAACAAGAGATCAGATTGCTTTGCGAAATAAGTTTTTTGATTCTTTTGGTGGTCAGCAAATTTTCTGTTACAATGGCGATCCTCGAAAGAAGATCAGTAGCATGAATCATACTGATCATCTTACGACAGTTGCTATTGCTAACGATAGTCAAGGTGCTGATGCTTATTTCTATGTTAATGGTGGACGTAAGCAATATGCTATTAGCAGAGTTCGTGCTTGTTTTGTCGATATGGATGCTGGGCGAGATGATAACGGCAGCTACTTCAAGCCTAGTATTGTGATGAAAAAGAAGAAGGACTTTCTTGATGCTATTAATGATTTCCCAGTAAAGCCAAGCTGGGTTGTTGATACTCGTAATGGTTATCAGTGCTATTGGATTCTAAACCAAAACAATATGAATCCTAACAAGACTTATTGGAATGGTATTCAAAAGAAACTCGTAAACCACTTCGGTGGTGATGCCCGAGCTATTAAGATCAATCAGATTTATCGTATCCCTTATACTTGGTGGAGAAAGGGTTGGGAGGGTAAGCAACCTTACTTTACCAGTATTTTGTCAGGATCAACTGGTGATTGGGTAAATATTGAACAGCTTAAAGAAGCTCTTGATGGGGTATCTGCTGTTGTTAACATTGTTGCTAATAAGACTAGCGACGAATGGTTTAAAGAATACGCTAAGGCTTATAAGAAGTCTGACGTTACTGGAGTTCCAGTATCAGTTAATGTTGCTTCAACTATTGCTAATCAGATGAACTCTTTAAACCTTAACACATATACCAATAGTACAGATGATATCAAGAAGTATAACAATTCTAAGCATCTTTATGGTGGTGGCATATTCAATAGGGCTTATGGTGATCCTACTCCAGTGTCTCCTGTGACTGAGGACGATACAGACGCTCTGGAGCCGCTTCCTGTTGACGCTGGAGGCGAGGATTTAGATCTTGACGGTTCCCAGACCAAGCTTTTAAAGACGGTCGTGGAGTTCCTTAATCAAGTGTCAACGCCTCTTTACTTTAGCAACAACAGGTTCTTGTCCAACGCTGCTAAAGAACTGGCGTCTAAAATTAGCGACAAATTTTGTATCGGTTGAGGGTTTAGTGTCAGGGGTATTGGGAATCCCATACCCTTTGACACAACTACATAAGGAGAAACAAATGGGCAGACATATTAATCCTCTATTACAACTTTTATTGACTGATGAAGAAGCTAAGAAGAAATTTATTGAACTAATGAATGAGTCGGGATCAGCAAGAGATCTTTACTATTATTTTCAAAAGAATACATTTTATGGCAATAAGTATTATCTTAGTTGGCAAACAATTTGTAATATCATAAGAAGATTAGGTTTTAAGGGTCGCAGAGGACGCAATCGTAAGAACGTAACTTCTCAAAATAGATATAGCTACAGGTAAATTTCATGACAAGTGATGGCAATATTAATGACGACGATGACGACTATGATGATAGTCAGGATAATTTAGAGAGTCAGCATAAAAACTATTTCAAGTTTGATCCCGATGCTTGGGATGCTTGGGGTAAAATGCTATATGAAACTTTAAATGACATAGTTGAATATCCGTCAAATGTATGGTATATTGGCCCAGGCTTTCCTAAAGGTTCGTTACCTGTGAATGATTACTTCTCCAAGTCAGGGAGCTTCAAACACTCCCTGTATTTGGGGAACAATCATTACAAAGAACCAATATATAAGAAGATATATTTTATCCACGATAAGCTGAATAGCGAGTATAAAAATCACTTAAGAACACACGCTGTTCACTTTCTGCAACAACCGAATTATTATAAGGGTATGTTCGACATACTAAATTAGAAAAAAGAATGTTACCATCAATATTTTTATATGTAGCTATGTTTTTCAGTTCATTTACTGAAACTCCATATGTTGCTTATGATTTAGCTAATCATATGAGCAAAGCACAAAGGGTAGAGTGGTCAAAAATGACAGACGATACTGGTAATGTTCGATTTACTATCACCTTTCATAAAATGCCCATACTAGCAGAGCTAGGATTTGAAAGAACTTTTGTAGACAAACACAACAACTGTCAGTCAGAATTAAGGAAATAAATATGAATACTTATTTTGAAATAAGATTTAATAGAGTCGAATATAATAAAGTAGTTGATAGTATGTCCGAAGTAATTTTGTTAATAGCAAAGACTCTGAATGAAGATAGGGCTATAGCAGAGCTGGTGGTGGAGAAAGATAAAAAAACCGATAGAGTAACAACTGTTTACAAGCCAGACTTCTCTGCTAAACTCAGATGGACAGAGATTCCTAAATACGAAGGAGAAACTCTGGTATCATGAGTAACGATCAGTGGTTTTTTATTAGCGATTTTGATAATTTTGTTGATCACTCTAGATCTTTAGTGTTTAAATTTTTTGGAGAAGTCAATAATATAGCTGATGATTCTATGACAGCTTCATTGGCAAAATTGAGCCATGAAGAAATAAAGGAAATGGACGAGACACTTACTCATGAAGAATCAGCCATTATTATTAAGAACCACGCAAAGCAACAGATTAATAGAAAAACAAAACAAATAAGATATTGCCTTACAGATAAACTATTACAATCAATTATAGAAGATCTGAATAGTAGAATGGTTAGCAATATACTAAACTCATTGGTTAATAAGGGAGTGCTTGATAGTGCTTATGATGACGAACAAAATGATTTTATTTTTTGGGTAAAAGAAGAAAAGCAAAAACCTGAAAATAATTGAACTTGGTTGGTAGTAACACATTGGTTAAATAACATTTACTTTGGAGATAAGATAGTATGGCTAATGCAATTAGGCCCACGAAATTTAGTGAAATTACTGGTCAGTCAGAGGTTGTAACGAGGCTGGGGATCATCGTTGCGGGCTGTAAAAACTCAGCGAGCGTGATGCCTCACGTTTTAATAGACGGCCCACCGGGGCTTGGAAAGACCACCATTGCCAGTGCCATAGCAACAGAGATGGGAGTGAATCTATATACCATCAACGGAGCGGCCATCCGTAGTATTAAAAATATTCTTCCATATCTTACCGGCATGGAACCAAGGTCAGTATTATTTATTGATGAAATCCATAGGCTTCCTAAGATCGTTGAAGAATTTCTATATCCTGTCATGGAAGATTTTGTTTTAAATATCACTGTCAAGGGTGATGATGATAAGGATAAGCCAGAAACTATTGAACTGCCAATGTTTACTATGGTAGGGGCTACAACCAGTGGAGGTTCTCTAAGTCAACCTTTCTATGATAGGTTTCAAATTAAAGAACATTTGTCCTTCTATAGTGAAACTGATCTAGCTAAATTAGCCCGGTCGAACGCAACTAAGCTCGGACTAATGATAAATGATGATGATCTTTTGGAAATAGCCAAAAGAAGCAAGGGAACACCCAGAATCTTAAACGCTAGGCTTCAATGGTATAAGAACTGCGTTGCCTATTACCAAGACAAAGTAATGACTATTGATGATATTTTTATTAATCAGGGCATTGATAAGGATGGTCTAGATGTGTATGATAAGATGTATCTAAAGGTTTTAGCTAGTAGTAAGGGTGCTGCTTTGGGGCTAAAGAGCATCTCTTCTTTGACTGGTATTGCTATAGAAACAATTGAAAATAGCATAGAGCCTTATCTTGTACGCAAAGGCTTTGTGGTCAGAACACAAAAGGGGAGAGTTATAGGCTCATACAAAAATGAATGAAATATCAATATCTATAAACTTACCAACTATCATTTTCTTCTCAATCACACTCCTAGCAATAGGGGTGTGTTTGTTTTTAATAGGCTATTTTTATGGCCTATCAAGGAATATGGATGGTGTATCTAATGTGATAGCAGATAGACCGAAAAAATTTTTTGATGATACAGTCACCAAAAATAAAAAGATATCAATTGATAGTACTAAAGTAGTGACAGATATAAAAACTGATACTTTAGAAAAGAAATATGAATCTTTGGGAGAAGTTAAGCATTCAGAAGATAACATTTCTGGGTCGATAAATAAACTTAAAAATTTAAAGAGGTGATTTATGGCTGGATGTGGCTTAGACGTTGGTACAAGTTATATAGTTTTATCAAAAGAAGATAATGGAAATTTAACATATAAAGATTTTAGGGATGCTTTTTATGTTATCAAACCTACCACACCAGTTGCTACAAAGATGATCGAAAAAGGTCTAGCGGGAAAAGTCTTTATTAAAGATGCTGATGGATCATTTATTTTGTTGGGTAAAGATGCTATAGAAAAAGCTATAGAAAGAAATGATACAGCAAAAAGACCCATGTATAAAGGCGTAGTATCTGCTAAGGAAAAAGACGCAAAAAGAGTGTTAGCTTTTATTCTTAAGGAAGTAGTCGGGCAAGCTTCAGAGCCCGGTGAAAAGTTAGTCTTTTGTGTTCCTGCACAACCAGTAGATCAAGAAGATGAAGATTTTGATGTGGGATATCATGAAGATGTTGTAAAGACTATTCTTGCAGAATGTGGTTATAGTGCCAGAGCTATTAATGAAGCAGAAGCTCTTTGTTATGCTGAGTTAGAGAATGATGAATATACAGGCATAGCAATTAGTTGTGGTGCAGGAATGACTAATGTTTGTGTGATGTTAAACGGTGAACCAACAGTAGTGTTCAGCACAACCAAAAGCGGAGACTGGGTTGATCGTATGAGTGCTGTAGCAACAGGAGAGCCAGATAGTGTTGTTCAAGCAGAGAAGGAGGGTGGTGGTTTTAAAATCGGAGAACCGATAGAGAATCCGGTTTTAGATGCGGTTGCAGCTTATTATGAAAGACTAATTGACTATACAACAAAACAGTTAGCTGCTGCATTAACTGGCCATAAATCTTTACCTAAATTCAAGGACGCTTTAACAATAGTGGTAGCTGGTGGTACATCTCAAGCTAATGGCTACATCGAAGAATTTACTAAAAAATTAGAAGATAACAATTTTCCTCTTAAGATTAAAGTAGTCAGACATGCTGCGGACCCCTTACATGCTGTTGCTAAAGGATGTTTAATAGCAGCTAAGGTGTTATAGTCTTGTTTGGATTTTTAAAGAGAATAAGATTTGCGGTAAGATCACCGAAATGGACAAATGTAAGAAATCAATTCTTGAAAGAAAATCCGACCTGTATAGCCTGCGGAAGATCTAAAAAGCTGGAAGTACATCACAAGATACCAGTACATATAAATCCAGAACTAGAGTTGGATTCATCTAATCTTGTGACGCTATGTGCTGATCCATGTCATATTTTATTTGGCCACTTAATGAATTTTAAGAGTTATAATAAAGACGTGGTCAAAGATTCTGCGGTGTATTTAGATAAGGTAAAAAATCGACCAAAATAGAATGTCGAATATTTTGCCCGAGGAATACTATCATGAAGATACTCGCTTTTTTTGTAGGATTATTATTAAGCATTAATTCGATAGCAATATCTGGAACAATAGATCCATCGGTACCAGATGAAAAATATATCGAATACGGATCAAAATTTAATCATACCGGAGAAGTAGTTTGTTATGATAGCCAGGGTATGTCTGTTGGTTCTGGTGTTGTTTATAGACCTCATTGGGTTATTACTGCTGCACATGTAGTTAACGAGATGACTAATCATTCTTTTGTTTTAGATGGGAAGAAATATAAAATTACTCAAATTATTTGTCATCCTGAATATAGAGAAAATTTGTGGGGCTACCATGATATAGCTCTTTGTTTTGTTGAAGAAAATATTGATATAGATAAGTATCCGGACTTGTATGAAGATTCAGATGAAACTGGTAAAGTATGTGCTATAACAGGTATGGGTTTTACTGGTAATTTTAACACAGGCGTAAAGATTAAAGACTACAAAAAAAGAGCAGGATCAAACATAGTAGATAAAACAGAAAGAAATACATTAGTCTGCTCTCCTTCGCGGCCCAGTCAAAAAACTACTGAGCTTGAATATTTAATTGCTTCTGGAGATAGTGGAGGAGGTTTATTTATTAACAATAAGTTAGCAGGAATAAATTCTTCTGTAATGGCAGTAGATGGTAAACCGAATTCTAATTATGGAGATGAGAGTTCGCATACGAGAATTAGTTTATATAGTCAATGGATAAAAGAAACTTCAAATGAGAAAAAATAAAAATAATTGTAAGTTATTGCCATATGTTAGAACAGATCTTTATGGACTGTCTCCAAATGATCTTCAGTTTTTTAGTTGGCCTATTAAAAAATTTGATATAGAAAAACAATGGAGTCATTCTCAAGGAGAAGGTGTTACAGTAGCCGTCCTAGATACTGGTTGTGACATAAACCATGAAGACTTGAAGGATAATATTGTAGATGGATATAATTTTATAAATCCAGGAAAAGACCCGATAGATGAAAATGGTCACGGTACACATGTGTCGGCTACAATAGCAGCAATAAATAATGGTATAGGAATGGTAGGTGTTGCTCCGAAGTCGAAAATCATGCCAGTTAAAGTTCTGGGTGCTGACGGAGCAGGAAGTAATATGAGTGTCGCAAAAGGCATCGTGTGGGCTGCTGACAACGGAGCAGACATCATAACCATGTCTCTGGGTTCAGAACATCCGTCAGATCAAATAGCAACAGCTATAGAATATGCAAAGAGTAAAGAATCTGTTATTTTTTGTGCTGCTGGAAATAGCGGAATTGAATCAGGAATAATGTATCCAGCAAAAAATAATCATACAATCAGCGTTGGTGCTGTAGATGAAAATCTAAATATCTGCGAATTCAGTTGCTGTGGAGATGAACTTGATTTTTTAGCGCCGGGCTATAATATAATTAGTGCAGTGCCTAACAACAAATATGCCTCTATGAGCGGAACTAGCATGGCTAACCCATTTGCTGTTGGGTGTGCAGCTTTACTTTTATCCTATGCTAGAAAAATTAAATTTTCATCATTAGACAACATGTTAAGAAATACAGAGGACTATATATCTATTTTTGCAAAGAAAACTTTGAAGCTAAAAGATAAGAAATACTCTGGCAATAAAAAATACGAAGGGTATGGTATAATCAGACCTGTACTCTAAAGTATTATTAACCCAACCCCTGCATAATACATATGTTTTTTCACAGAATCTGTCAAGTTTTAGAAATTGCAATCCTTTCACACTTGACTTCCACTTTCCTGGATTGTACTATAGAAGACGAGGTGTTTTAGCAATGTCCGATTCAGATTTTGAAAATCGTAAAACTTCTAGGAGACAAAGTCTCCAACAGAAGTTATCTATGAGACATAATGATAGCAATGATGTTCGCGATCAAAAAAAGCTCAAGAAAGAGTTTAAGAGAAATAAGGAATCTTTAAGACAGGAAGAATTATGGGACGATTGGGAAGATGAAATATCTTGAAGAATTAAATGCTGGCGATTTATTTTTGTGGAATAATGATAAATTCATTTTAACCACAGACTTTAAACAAAGCAAAGAAGATAAATCTAAAAAAATGGCCATAAATATACAGAATGGCTTTGTTCAATGGATTATAGAAGATGCTATAGTCGAAGACTTGGATCTTTATTATCGTGATAAAGATGCTAATATAGTAGCGTTAAAGGAAAGAAAAAATGAATATACAGAGAAAAATAATAACTTTCCTTAAGTCTTTAGCGTTCCATGTTTGGGGTGGCTTCCCTAAATCTACACAGACAGAGATTGATAGTAGATTGAACATTTGCAAGAGCTGTGAAATGTTTGATAATACTCATAGCCAGTGTCTTGTGTGTGGATGCAATTTAAGTTCTAGAAAAATATTCATGAACAAATTAGCCTGGGCTGACCAAAAATGCCCCCTTGATAAATGGGGTGCGATAAATAGGAGTAAAAATGCAACAACAACAAACAACAACAACAAATAATACATATCAAAATACCTTTCATACTATTAAGAATAGAAATATTTTTAGTTCGATAATTGATAGGATTAAATCCGAACAAAATGGGGCTACAATAATAGTTCCTCATGTTTGCAATAATGTTAATGCTTTTGGTGCTGGCTTTGCAGGCCAAGTGGCTGATCTTTATCCAGAAGTAAAAGCTAATTTTCATATGCTTGGACAAAAGGCTAAACTCGGACATGTCCAGTTCATTAATGTCAGGTCAGATAAAAAATATCGACACAGCATTATATTTGCAAATATGATAGCTCAGAACAAACTGATCAATGCTAAAAATAAACGACCGCTTAATTATGCGGCCCTTGCTTACTCTATGAACGAAGTGAGGTCTTTTGCAAAAAATCTACAATCAAATAATGAAACTAACAAAGTAGAAATACATGCACCAAAATTTGGCAGCGGATTAGCCGGAGGTAATTGGAATTTCATTTCTGAACTAATTAATGACGTTTGGTATGATTTACAGGTTTATATTTATTTACAATAGAATTGGAGATTGTATTATGTACTATTTTGCTCTTTGGATTATGCTTATTTTGGGTGTTATTAGGGGTTTAAGTAATTTATACGGATTTAACAGGAATTAGAACTAATTTTTCTATGAATAGATTACGAAATCAACGAGTATATTTAGCTGGTGCTATGGATAGAGTTGCGGATAGAGGAGCAACATGGAGAGATAATATTACTCCTTTTTTAGTACAGATGAGCATAGAAGTTTTTAATCCTATTACTAAGCCAACTAATATTGGATTAGAAGATAGAGATGTTCATAATATTAAAACCAAACTAAAAGAAAAAGGAGACTATGATGAACTCACTAATATGATGAAAACAATCAGACGAGTAGACTTAAGGCTCGTTGATATTAGTGATTTTTTAATTGTTAACCTAAATTTAGACACTCATCCATGCGGGACATACGAAGAAATTTTTCTAGCTAATAGATCAAAAAAACCCATATTAGTACATGTAGAACAAGGCAAAAATAATGCCCCAGATTGGCTATTCGGTACTATTCCTCATCAAATGATTTTTTCAGCTTGGGATGAGATCAAAGAATATTTGCAGCACATTGATAGTCATGAAAACATAGATACTCACCGAAGATGGCAATTCTTTTTTGTATAAACATACAATGGCTAAATATTACGTATCTTCTGGCCAGATTAAGCATGTTATTAATAGAACAACCCACTCATCCGCTATAATAGATACATTAAAATATTATAAAGGAAAGGGATTAATGACAGCTCTCAAGATATGTATAAGTGAATCTGGTTGGACTAGAGGACAGATATGTTATGATATTGATTTTTTCTTGAAGGACATTACATGAAACAAACACCAAAAACTGATGATACAAAAAAATTAACTTATATAGCTCCAAGCAAAATTATTGTCGGAGATTCCAGAGTTCAAGGTCGCGGAGTTTTCTCTTTAGGCGACATTAAAAAAGGAGAGATCGTAGAACGATGTCCATTAATACAGATGGAATATAGATCCAAATATCAATTAGATCCTACTATTTTTGGATATACTTACGCCAGATACCAAGAAGATGAAAATACCGAGCAGCATGGTTTTTTGATGTATATAGCAACTGGATACGGAATGCTATATAATCATCAGGATGAGCCTAATGCTTTGTGGAGATTTGATTATCCTGAACTTTTGGGAGACATAGTAGCCATTAAAGATATAAAATCTGGTGAAGAAATTTTTATCAATTATGGTAATTGTTATTTCAATAATAAAGATGCCTATACTGGCATAGAACAGGTAAAGGCATAAAATATGGAAACAACACCTGAAGTAGAATTTTATTCACCGTCTAAAATTATTATTAAACCATCAACCATACATGGAAGAGGAGTTTTTTCTACTCAAAATATCTTAGAAGGAGAACTAGTAGAAAGATGTCCTATGGTTCCTCTTGGTTTTAGGTCTAGATATCATACTGACCCTCAAATATATAACTATTTATATAGCCAACCTCTTTGTGATTGTAGAGAGTGTGCTTTACATGGGTTTTTCTTCCACATGATATTAGGATACGGAATGCTTTACAATCACCAAGATGACGCTAATACAACATGGAAGTTTGACTACAACAACTCTTTTGCTGATGTTGTTGCTAATAGAGATATAAAATCAGATAGTGAAATTTTTGTAGACTATGGTGTGAAATACTTTTACAATAAAGAAAAAATAGAACGAGATCATGCAAAAAATAATCAATGAACTGAAATTAGATTTTGATGACGTACTTATTAGACCCAAAAGATCCACACTATCAAGCAGATCTGAGGTTTCTTTAATCAGAGACTTTCATTTCAAACACTCACCAAGAAAGTTTTCTGCTGTTCCTGTTATTGTAGCTAATATGGATACTACTGGAACTTTTGGCATGGCTAATATTGTTTGTGAACAACAAGGCATGGTCGCATTACATAAACACTACAAGCCAGATCAATTAGTTGAATATTATTGCAATAGTACTAATGATCATAAAGAGCTAACATTCTACTCTACTGGAACTTCCTCTTCTGATATCGAAAAACTTACTTATGTATTTAATGCTATCAAGTCTAGAAAATGTCTATTGCCAAATATCTGTGTTGATGTTGCTAATGGATATAGTGAAAAATTTGTAAAAACAGTATCTCATATACGAAAACTATATGAAGAAATTATTATTATGGCAGGAAATGTTGTTACTCCAGAAATGGTAGAAGAATTAATTCTCCATGGAAAAGTAGATATCGTTAAAGTCGGAATAGGACCAGGATCTGTTTGTACAACCAGATTAAAAACTGGGGTCGGATATCCTCAGATATCTGCCTGTTTAGAATGCTCTGACGCTGCTCATGGTCATGGTGGACACATATGCGGGGATGGAGGATGCAAAAATGTTGGAGATATTTGTAAAATTTTTGGAACAAATGCAGACTTTGTAATGGTCGGTGGACTTTTTGCTGGTTGTGAAGAAAATGAAGGAGAATGGGAATATGAATATCAGTCTGGTTTTGGCGTAGGATTAGCAGAACCGTTCTGGCAACCTTTTTATCCTGGTCATGATGGACCCAAAAGAAAGACAAAGCTTAAGTTTTATGGAATGAGCAGCAAAGAAGCTATGAATAAACATAATAATGGAGTGGCTGAATATAGAACTAGCGAAGGTAAATGCGTAGAAATATCCTACAAAGGACCTGTTAAAAATACTATATTAGATATTTTTGGAGGCTTGAGAAGCGCATGTACTTATATAGGGGCGTCAAAAATTAAAGACTTTGGTAAAAAAACTACTTTCATACAAGTCAACAACACACACAATAAGGTCTTTGAATGAATATCAATTTACATGCACCAATAGGGACTACTGGATATGGTAATGTTGCTATTAATCTACTTAAAGAATTAGATAAAACAGAAAATATATGTTTGTCTCCTATTGGAACTCCCAGACCAGAAACACAAAATGATGCAAATATTGTTGAAGGCTGTTTAGCTAGACAATCAACAATAGACTACAAAGCAACATGTGTTAAGATATGGCATCAATTTGATTTACTAACTAAACCAGGTAACGGTAAATATTTTGCTTATCCATTTTTTGAAATTGATACTTTTAATGATCAAGAAAAACATCATCTTGGATTTCCTGATGAACTTATTGTTAGTTGTCAATGGGCTAAGGATATTCTTATTAAGAATAATGTAAAACAAAATATATCTATTGTTCCATTGGGTGTTGATCCAACAATTTTCTATCCAATACAAAGAGATAGTAAATTACCTAATTATATTTTTCTTACTATTGGTAAATGGGAAATAAGAAAATCTCACGATATAATAATAGAGTGTTTTAATAAAGCTTTTGATTATTCAGATAATGTTGAGCTGTGGATGGTAACAAACAATCCATTTCTTAATCAAGAACAAGAAAATGAATGGCTGATGATGATTCAACAGTCTAAACTAAAAGACAAAATTAAAGTTTTCCCAAGACTTGCTACACAGGAAAATATTGCTGAAATTATATCATATTCAGATTGCGGTATTTATATATCTAGAGCAGAGGGCTGGAACCTTGAACTACTGGAAACGATGGCAATGAGCAAGCCGGTGATAGCCACGAACTATTCTGCCCATACAGAATATTGTAATACTAATAATAGTTATTTGGTTGATATCAAAACAAATGAAAAAGCTATTGATAATAAATGGTTTCATGGAACTGGTAATTGGGCCAAAATAGACGAGGGTGCAAAAGATCAAATTATTGACTATATGAAATATGTGTATACTAATAATATTAGCACGAACCAACATGGACTCGAAACAGCACAAAAATTTACATGGGAAAATTCGGCTAAGGTTTTACTAAGGTGTATAAATTAATAGCCCAGGAGATACTATATAATGCCTATTCCACAACCCAATGACAATGAAGATAGAGAACGATTTATCGCTCGCTGTATGAGTGATGAGCTAATGAAAAAAGATTATCCAGAATCAAAACAAAGAGTAGCTGCTTGTCTTGGTCAAACCAAAAGCTCTAAAAGTAGTTTAATAAATCAAGTCTTAGAAATTTTGGGATTTGCCGCTAGTTTTGATTGTGAAGACTGCGAAAATTCTGAAGAATTAACAATATCAAATTTAGTTATTCCTAAAGAAGAAGATTATCTGGATGCTGGAGAGGAAACAGAAGAGTATGATATTTCTCACATAGCAGCATCAGAATACCAAGGGAGAAAAGTAACATTAAACAAACCATTCAGAACACCTGATGGTCCCAAAAAATCTAGTGTTTATGTTAAGAACGAAAAAGGTAATGTTGTCAAAGTAAATTTTGGCGACCCCAATATGAAAATCAAGAAAGATATTCCATCAAGAAGGAAAAGTTTTAGAGCAAGACATAACTGCGATAATCCCGGCCCCAAGTGGAAAGCCAGATATTGGAGCTGCAAAGCTTGGTGAAATAATATTAATTACAAAATGGATCTTTAATTATGAATAAAACTATAGAAGAATTATTAAACGAACAGTCTCAAACTATCGAAGCAAAGGAAACTACTGTGGCAGAAGAACCTGTTCATCCAGATGTAATATCTGATGAAGAAATTGAGAATAACTCAAATAATCAAGTTGTCGAATTACTTAAAAAATCTTTGAATATTCATTGGCAGCAAACAACCTCGCTATCTGCACAAGCAATACATCTTGAAAGATGGGGGTATAAAAAGTTAGCTGAAGTTATTAGGGCTGATGCAGAAGAGGAGCATAAACACTCTATGATTAATATAACTAGACTAGAGTTTTTTAATGCAGATTATCAACCATTGGTAGTATCTCCTGTCTCTTGGGCTAGGCATGATATGTTAGCAATGCTAAAATATAACTTAGCATCAGTACAAGAAGCAGCTGTAGCAGAAAGAGCAACAATAGTTGCAGCCAGAGCAGTAGGCGATGAGATGACAGCTAATATTATGATACCATTACTACAAGGTAGTGAGGATGGAATAGTATTATATGAGGGTTATTTAAAGCTAATCGAACAAATGGGTTTAGACAACTTCCTTAGCGTACAAGTATGATAAATCTTAATTCATTAATCAAATACAAAGAAATTGAATCATTAACTTACGATACCGTATATACAGAGCAACCTGTTGCTGATATAGTAGATTTTGATTGGGAAAAAATTTTAGAAGCACCTCCATCTAATATCAGCAAAGAAACTTTCTTGGAGCTACAATTAGTGTCACGATCAACTCTGAATAGAACTCTTGAAGATACTAAACTAGTAGAAATTATAGATCAAGATCCCGATAGTATTTTTATTGACCTACTTAAACAGTATAATTTAGAATACCCTACTTCTCAAATTTCAGCATTTTATAATGTAATAGAGCCTATTCTAATGAATATAAAATTTCTATGGAATAGACCAAGACCGGCACAATTAGCTAAATATTATGATTTAAATATTGATGTTATTGTGACAGATACTCATCATACAGCTTCGTATCCATCTGGTCATACGGTTTATAGCAGTTTGGTTGCTCATATTATTGAAGACTACTATCCAACGGTAGACAAACAAAAATTAGATTCATTGGTCAAAGACACAGGAAAAGCGAGAATACTACAAGGTGTTCATTACCCTTCAGATAATTTAGCTTCAATAAAACTAACTAAATTTTTATTCAACAAACTTAAAAAGAGAATACTATGAACAGATTCTATCAGATTCTAGACTCAATACAATCCTTTGTATCAAATGCCAATAGCAATATACATGCATCTAACAACAATCTAGAAGATTACAAACAGGATTTTTATGAGATGAACATGGGTTCTTTAAAAGCCATAGCCACCCATGCACAAGCTATACTGGATTCTGCCAATGATCCAAAAATTAAAGAAAACTTGACAGAAAGCTGGCTACAGGGTAAAATCGCCATAACCGAGGATTACATGCGTACCATACACGATTTTGTCATGTATGTGTCCGATCATGACGATAACTCTCTTGGTGGCTCAAAGCCTGGACTTTGGGACAATATCCGAAAGAAAAGAGAAAGAGAAGGTAAGGACTATAAGCCTGCAAAGCGTGGAGATCCAGATAGACCAGATCCAGAAGCATGGAAAAATTTAACTAAGGACGATAAGACAAAGAAGAAGAAATAGTTAGTTTGTATTGACACTAGGACATAAATAAAAGGACATTAAAAAATGGAACAAGAGTTTGAGAATCTGTCTACATATATTACTTTAGCTAAGAAGATAATATCTAAGTTTGCCCCAGGTTTCTATTCCACACTAAGACAAGAGCTACTGTCTAACGAAG